GGTTGACTACACCTTTTCAACGGAATGGTCAGTCGACGTCTGTGACTTCATGGAAAAGATGCCGCTTTCATCAAGCGACAATGAATATGACAACCCGCGTCTGGTGCTTGAGCCAGTCCAGATGTGGTGGTGCTGTGCCATTTTTGGTTTTCGCCGGAATGATCCAGAGTCACCCCGGGAAATGGGGCATAGGTTAGTCAGGGAGTTCTACGCCGAGATCCCTCGGGGCAACGGCAAGGCGCTTGCGCTTGATACTTTAATCCCCACCCCTTCGGGCTGGACCACAATAGGTGCGATTTCTGTTGGCGATGAAGTTTTTGCCCGCGACGGTTCAATCACGAAGGTTGTTGCCACTAGCGACGTATTAAGTGATCGGCCATGCTACCGGGTTAACTTTTCAAATGAAGAGTCAGTTGTTGCTGATGCTGAACACCAATGGGTAACCACCGCGCGAATTGACGCGCCGGATGGCGGCGGTAAGAAACGTCGAATGCGTCGTGTAAAGGCCCCAAGCCTTAGATGTCAGCGCATCAACGGAAAAAAATACTGGTACGCATGGATTAACGGGAGAGATATCTATTTCGGGGCGGGTGACGACGAAGATGGGAGCATTCGCGAGCGGTTTGAACTAGCATCGGAAGCGGACCTTGCGGCTCGCCCGATTGGGCAGTGCAGCCTTGAGAGAGTAAGGACAACAAGGGAAATTGCAGACACGCTTACAGCCGGGGGGCGTGGTGATTTAAACCATTCCGTCAGAATGCCCGAGCCGATAGATGGCGTGTCGGAAAGTCTTCTCGTCGATCCTTATTTTCTGGGGGCATGGCTCGGTGACGGTTCATCTAGGTGGGCCGGCATCACAGCGTCAGTGTCAGATGCGCCTTTTATTATTGAGCAGATTGAGGCAGCGGGATACGGGACGTGGCATAGGCCTACAAACACAGCTTTGTTGATTACGGCGTTCAATGAAACGCGCCATGGTCCGGGATCTCTTGGTACGGTTCTTTCGACACTTGGCGTGATAAAAAACAAACATATTCCGATGTCCTATCTAAGGGCGTCTAGGGCTGATCGCCTCGCTCTTTTGCAGGGCTTAATGGACACCGATGGGACGTGTCAGCGTGAAGGAACGGCTCAAGAATTTGTATCGGTAAACAAGCGTCTAGCCGGAGATGTGTCTGATCTACTCTCGTCTTTGGGAATTAGGCATTCGGTAAAAACGAAATATCCGTCAATCAACGGGCGTGTACTAGACCACCTTGCCTATCGAATTCAATTTTGCGTATACCGCGATAAATTTCCAGTTTTCAGAATGCCTAGAAAACTAGAGAGAATGAGATCATCCAAAACGCACAAAGCGCGGCGTAAGAATTCGGTGCAAATTGTTGGTTGCGACCTAGTTAAATCCGTTCCCGTCAAATGTATCCAAGTCGAGCACCCCGAACACCAATTTTTGTTCGGCCGAACTATGCTCCCTACGCACAATTCGGAATTCCTTGCCGGTCTCGGCCTGTATTGCTTCTGTTGTGAGGGTGTCGGGGGCAGCAAGGTTTTCATTGGGGCCCCGAAAGAAGAGCAAGCCAGGTACGTTTTTGACCCAATGACGGTCATGATCGACAAGGAACCCGACCTCAAGGCAGCTTACGAGCTGGAGGTTACGGCCAAGAGGATCAGAAAGTCTGGTGATGCGGGGGCATACATCAGAATTATGTCGTCAATGGCCGATCGAGAAGATGGTGCCAACCCTCATGTGGTCATCATGGAAGAGCTTCATGCTCAGGATGAAGCTCTCTTTAACGTGATGGACTCGTCGCTGGGCAAGCGGCCAAACAATTTATTCGCATCGATCACGACGGCAGGGAATAGGGCCTCGGGCGTTTGCTGGAATACTCGCAAGCGTGTGATCCAGATGCTTGAAGGTTTGAGCGAGGAAATCAGCCTGTTTGGGGTGATTTATGCGCTTGATGCTGAGGAAGCCAAGGACAAAAAGAAGGCCTACGACCCAGCGAATTGGCCGAAGATCAACCCGATGTGGGGCGTGACGATCTTCCCGTCTTCGATCTCTGAGCGCTTGGCCAAGGCCAAGGGAACAAGCCCCTCGGCTGTTCTGGAATTTGAGCGGACAAGGTTGGATATTTGGTCGAATGCGGCCGGCGGCCTGGTCAGTCCTGACAATTGGGAAAAGTGCTACAACCCGGCTCTCAAGATAGAGGACTTCCTGACTAAGGAGGTTTGGATTGGCTCGGATCTGGCCTCTAAGTTGGATATTTGCGCAACTGGCCTGATGTTCCCTGAGAACGGCTGCCTCAAGATATTTTGTCGGTATTATGTGCCAGCTGAGTGCGCGTCGTTCAAAAGCGATGAATTTGGCCCGATGTATCAGGGCTGGGTCGATGCGGGTCATATGATTGTGACGCCGGGGGCGATAACGGATCAGTCAATAATTCAAGCGGATCTTCGTCAGGATGTTCTCGATTTCGATGTGAAGTGCCTTTCTTTTGACCAATATCAGTCAAATGCGATCCTGGCAGATCTATATAACGATGGCTTGCCGGCGATCCAAGGCCCAACCGGAATGAAGGGCGTGTCAGATCCCGCCAAGGATTTCTTCGCCCAGATAGCGGGGGGCACCCTGGAGCATGATGGCAACCCGGTTACGGAATGGATGGCCTTGAATGTCGTGGGGTACGAAGACAAACGAGAAAATATGCTTCCCCAAAAGGAAGACAAGAATTCACCTTACAAGATTGACGGTATTGCGGCCCTGATCTCAGCAAATGTCATCCGGCTGGATGCAATGCTCGACCTCAAGTTGAAACCTCAGTCAATTTATGAAAAACGCGGCGTTATCGGGGCGCCAGTCCCAGAGGAAGCGGGGCCAAATGAACGATCCGAGCAACCAGGCGATTGAAGCCGTCGAGACCGAAATTGAAACCACAGAAAAAGGTCAAAACGTAAATCCGGGCATATCGGCATCATTCTCGAACCTCATCAATCTGATAGGGTTTGCAAACTGGTATCAAGACGAAAAGCCCCTGACATTCAGTGAAGCTGCAAGGCTTTCTGCAGTGATGGTCTGCGTAGATATCATTGCTCAAGACATTTCGAAGGCCCCTCTGCGGTTGTATGAGCGCCTTCCAAACGATGAGCAGAGAGTTGTTGAGCCAGGCGAGCACTGGCTTGCCGCCATGTTGCTTGATGAGCCCAACGACTATCACACCTGGACTGAATTCCTGGAAATGACCATCTCGCACCTGGTCTTGACGCAAAACGCCTTCATTGCGAAGCGTATCCGTATAGATGGGCAGACAGAGCAGCTTATCCCTGTGATGCCTGGCAGGGCGCGAATTCTGGTCGATGAAGAGATTGCCGAATACGTTTTTGAAGTCAAAAGGCTCACCCCGCATGAGCGGGTGATGCTGAAGGGGTTCCCTGAAGTGATCCCCGCAGAGCGGATGATCCATATTCGCGGGCGCATGATTGATGGGCTGGTTGGGTATTCGAACCTCGAAGCTGGCGCCAAGACCATGACCTTGGCAAAGGAGCTGATCGACTTTCAAAGTCGGTTGTTCAAGCACGACGGCCAGACAAAGGGCGTTTTCGAGCTTGATGAGGTTCTGAGCCCCGAGGCTTACGAACGTTTGGTCGAGACGCTGGCAGCCCAAAAGAATGCGATGAACCGAACTGGTCGACCGATCGTTCTTGAGGGTGGCGCGAAATACAAGGCAATCAGCATGAATGCTGATCAGGCAGAGGTCGCCAAGGCCCGCGATTCTGTTGTGGTCGACGTGGCTCGAACCTTTCGAGTGCCGCCCCACAAATTGATGCACTTGATCAACGTCAAGTACGAAAATATGGAAACCCTGGAGCGGTCCTACGTTTCTGACAGCCTGATACCCAACTGCCAACGGGTTGAAAGCCGTCTTGACAAAGGGCTTCTCACAAGGGAAGAGCGCCAGAAATTCTTTGTTCGGTTCGATCGTGAAGCGATGGTGCTGACCGATATCAAAAACCAGGCCGAAATAATCAAGGTTTTGATGGATCGCGGGGCTTTAACTATCAACGAAACCCGGAAAATGCGCGGTAGAAACGCGCTTCCTGGCAAAGCTGGCGACGTTCGCATGATCCCAGCAAATTACAATCTCGTCGGCCCTGATGGAGAAGTCGTTATTTCGGCCGGCGGTCAGGATGGCGAACCCGCCGAAGAACAACCAGGAGAAGACAATGCCGAAAAGTAATCGGGTTTCAGTCGATGAGTTTATGGCCAAGCGCCAGGACTCGATAAATTCAAAGGGCGCCATCGTCAAGGCCGCCAAAATGCCTACCAGCGTCAACGAGGCAGCCCGGACAGCGAAATTTGTCATGTCCGCTCAGGTTGTCGACCGTATGGGTGACGTTGTTCACACAAGCGGGATTGACATTGAAGAGTTCGAGAAGAACCCGGTTGGGTTGCTTTTTCACTCAAGGCGTTCGTGGCCCATTGGGTCGTGGCAGGATTTGGCAAGGATTGGTGGGGCAAACAAGCGCCTTGAAGGTGTTCTCAAGTTTGTTGATGAAGCCGTTCTGGAGGAGGCAGACAAGGCATTCAGCCTGATTAAAGCCGGCGTCATTCGGGCATGCTCGATCGGTTTTATTCCGAAAGAAATCGAATGGCTTCTGGATGAAGACGGCAAGAACACATGGGGTTTTGATATCAAAGAGAGCGAATTGCTCGAATGCTCTGTTGTCCCTATCCCCGCGAACCCTGCGGCTCTGGTCAAGGGTGCCGACGGCGACCTGGTGCTTGCCAAGGATCTCCTTGAAGATGTTCTCGACAATTGGGCCATGTCACCAACCGGTGTGATGGTATCTCGTGAGGAATATGAAAAAACATATGCCTCGATCGAGCGCCAGTATGCGGGTCCAATCCTGGGCATGGCTGAGTCAGGGATGGAAATGATCGACACCACCAAAGACGGTGACGAATGGAAGTCTTTCGAGCTCAGGGAAATCAAAAAAGACCCCGGCGAAGTTAACTTAAAAGTTAATGTGGAGGGTCTTGATGAGGTTGAAAAACGCCTCAGCGCCTTCGACAAGATGCTTGATGGCATCGCCACGAAAATCAAATCCGTCATCGGAACAGGGGAGACCCACTTCCCCGATGGCACACCAGACGAGATCGAAGAAAAATCCCCCCCAGCTCTCGTTAAGGGCAGTCGCGAGCGTGCGGCTGAAAAGATTGCGGCTATCCAGTCGCAAGTCGGCAACTTAGCCGATTAATACCCCTCACCAGGGGCGCCCAGACGGGTGAAGCAGTGGCGGTCTTCGGGCTGTCTTTTTTATTGAAGCAACAGGAGATTAGCGATGAAGACGCTAGAACAGCTTCGCGCCGAACTTACCAAGACAATCGGGGCGATGGACGTTTATCAGAAAATGTTGGACGAAGAGGGCAACCCTCGGGATCTAACCGAAGCCGAAGAAAAGGAATTTGACGCGCTTCTTGCAACGTCTGCCTCACTTCGGAAACAGATCGAGCGCCAAGAACGGGCCGCAGCCGAGCGCGTTGCTGCAGGTGGTCTTGTTCCTGCTGATGGTGATACCGGCACGGTTGAACCTACGGTCAAAAAGCTTCCTGAAGGCTTCAAAACCTTCGGTGAGCAACTGCAGGCTGTCGCGAATGCTGGCATCGAACGCTTGGGCCCAGAAGAGCGTGACAATCGCCTTGTCATGATCAAGGATGGCACGGGCATGAACGAAGGGACACCTACTGAAGGCGGCTTTTTGGTTCAGACCGATCATTCGACCGTGCTCTTGCAAAGCATGCACGAAATGGGTTCAGTTCTCAGTCGTGTTCGCAACCTCACTATTACAACCAATGCAAATGGCATCAAACTGCCTGCCTTGGATGAAGATAGCCGGGTCGATGGTTCTCGCTGGGGTGGCATCAACGCTGCCTGGATCAACGAAGCTGGCACAACTGGAGACTCCAAACCCAAGTTTCGTGAGATCGAATTGCGTCTCAACAAGTTGCTTGGTATCGGTTACATGACTGAAGAGCTTCTTCAGGATGCGGCCGTTCTCGATAGCATCATGACGCAGGCTTTCACTGAAGAGCTGACCTACAAGGTCGAAGATGCGATCGTAAATGGTGACGGCCAGGGCAAACCTCTTGGCTTCATGAATTCCGGCGCTGTTATCTCGGTGACACCGGAGTCTGGTCAGGCATCGACGGCCATCAACACCATCAACATTCTGAATATGTTCAACCGCCTACCTATCCGCAGCCGCATGAAAGCTGTTTGGTTGATCAATCAGGAAGTCGAAACCCAGCTCTGGCAGCTAACCCTTGGCTCAGGTACAGCGGTTACGCTTCTGTATCGTCCTCCTGGGGTCGCTGGTCCTAACCAAAACAACCCGTTTGGCACTCTGCTTGGCCGTCCGGTTATCCCGGTTGAATATTGTGCCGCTCTTGGTACTGCCGGCGATATCGTTCTGGTAGATCTCGAACAGTACATCACCGCGGATAAGGGCGGCATGTCTTCGGCGTATTCGATGCACGTTCGCTTCCTGTATGACGAACAGGCCTTCCGCATCACCCATCGCGTTGATGGCCAGCCAACCTGGAAAAAAGCCATTACACCAGCCAATGGCACCAACACTCTGAGCCCATTCGTGGTGCTCGGTACTCGTTAATCTAAACGAGCGGCCTAACCAGCTGATCTAACGAGATACAGGGGTGGCGAACGATTGCCATCCCTTCCACACCCAAATTCAAGGAGAGACCCCATGCAGGGCCTAAATATCGCAGAGGAAGGGCATGTTACCCTTCCTATCCCACCCGTTGACGTGAACGGTGGCTGGGTTGGTGCGCGCTTCAACATGAAGACGTATCGCAAAGCCAGCATCATTGTCATGTTCGGCGTTACCGCAGCCGCAGCCGAAAAGATCCTCGTGAAAAATGCCACGGCGATTACAGGCGGCACGGCAACGGCCATCCCCTTCAATGCTTACCGAATGGAAGCCGCTGGCGGTGACGTCCTTGGTGCCCGTGAAGCGATCGCCGCAACTGGCCTGGTTCCAGTGGCAGCCGATGGCATCTTTTACGTGATCGACCTTGATGCTCGTGAGCTGACCGACGGTTATCCGTTTGTTGAGGTCTCAATGGAAGCCGACTCCGGCACGTCAGTCGTTGCTTGTGTCGTGGCTGTCCTTACCGGTGGCCGTTTCCATCACGTCCAAAGCGAGACAGTCGAAGCCTAATCGAAAAGTTGAATTGGTCGGGGGTTACTCCCCGGCCGGTTTCGCGATAGTTTTTTTCGCCTCTTTTGTGGCATGAAAAATTATCGCCCCCAACCCAGGAGACCTAAAATGCAAGTTCGTCAGCTCATCGGACCTCGCGCTGGACAGATTATCGATCTCCCCGCCCCGGCCGCACAGTCATGTAGAGACGCCGGCACGGTTCAAGACAAAGACGCCCCCTACGCTACCCGGGGTGGTAAAATGATTGATCCCCTGGCACCCGAAGTTGCCAAGGACGAAAAAGTCAAAGTTGAAGATGGTGTGCCTACCGAGCTTACGGAGATTGCCGAAGACCAGAGCCCATTGGATGATGTTATCCGGTTCAAAACGACCGAAGTGGACGGGGTGAAAACAATCTCTGTCGAGGGCGATTGGCCGAAAGAAGCTATTATCAACAAAATCGTTTTTGACGATGATGATGATAGCTTCCCTGGAACCCTGGAAGACGGCATGCTGTCTATTCAGGTTGCCAATGGCAATGCTCTCTATCGGGTTGTGGACGATGACGGCTTGTTGCTCGCGACCGAACTTGTGACCGGCGCCATTACCGGTGGCGATAACGACCTTGAAATTCCGGAAAAATGGAAGAATGCCCCCAAGGCCAAGCGCCTCGATTGGGCCGAGCAGATCACCAAGACCCCCGTTGATGACATTGTGGAAGCAGATAAAATTATCGAAACACACCTGCAGTCCTAATGGCTGTGCGGTACGAGATCGCTCCCCTGTGGAGTGGTGCAACGGCCGTTATCGTAGGTGGGGGCCCATCGGTGACGGCCAAGCAAATCAGAACCCTTGGTGTCGCTCGATTGAAAGAGCGGTGCAAGGTGGTGGCCGTGAACGATGCCATCTACCTGGCGTGGTGGGCTGATTGGTTGCATGCCAGCGATTACAAGTGGTGGCATTGGCACCAGGAGACGGCCCCCAGGTTTCAGGGCATCAAGACAACACTGTCTGAGACGGTTCCCAATTCTTTCGGGGTTGGCTGGCTTCAGTCAACTGGACAGCTGGGATTTGACCCGGATCCATCTCGCGTTAGGGCCGGTGGGAACGGGGTTTATCAATCGGTTCACAACTGCATACACGCGGGCGTGAGCCGAATTCTTCTGGTTGGCGTTGACATGAAGGAAGCGGTCGATGGAAGTCCGCATTTCTTCGGAGAGCACCCTGACAGGATCCGCCCCAATTATGCTGAAGTGATGATTGCGAAGTTCCCCTCGATTTTACCGACGCTCAAAGAACGTAAAATACAGATTTTCAATTGCTCCCCAGGGTCGGCTCTGACCTGCA